TCTAGTAAAACAGGTGAGCGATACCTTCCAGAAGCTGCGATCAAAAGTCTCAGCGCGGCTGAGTACGCTGCTACAACTCGTGCAAAGCGTGCTGGCAAAAAAGCCGGGAAGCAATTCGTAGCACAACCCAAAACCATTGCAAAGAAAACGGCAGGATTTAGATAATGGCTACAAAAAACTGGATTAAAGACGCTATCAAGAAACCCGGAGCTTTGCGCTCTGCGCTTGGTGCTAAAAAAGGTGAACCCATCCCCGCCAAGAAGCTGGCAGCGGCAGCTAAAAAGCCCGGTAAAATGGGCCAACGCGCACGTCTGGCTGAGACTCTCAAAGGCATGAAATGACCACCTCCGGAATCGCAACGTTTAATCTTGACCTCTCAGAAATTGTTGAGGAAGCATTTGAACGCGCCGGTTCCGAGTTGCGCACGGGCTACGATTTACGTACTGCTCGTCGTTCATTAAACTTGATGTTTGCTGATTGGGCGAATCGTGGCATCAACATGTGGACTTTTGAGCAAGGGGCTATCACCCTTGTGCCCGGTCAAAACACATACGCCATACCTGCTGATACTGTTGACTTGCTTGAGCACGTGATTCGCACGGGCGCGGGTAGCGCATCTACACAAGCTGACTTAACAATCACGCGTATTAGTGTTTCTACTTACGCCACGATTCCAAACAAACTCCAACAAGCCCGACCAATTCAAGTTTGGTTCCAGCGTTTGGATGGCCAGACTTCATCAGTTGGCACAACTCTGTATGGCGCAATCACGGCCACAGATACAACAATTACGCTGACGTCCACAACTGGACTGCCAGCCACAGGTTTCTTGCTCATAGGCTCAGAAACCATTCAGTATGGCTACATCTCAGGTAACGTGCTATACAACTGCTTCCGCGGCCAAAACAACACGACAGCGGCATCACACGTGAACGGTACAGCTGTTTACGTGCAGAACTTACCAAGCGTCACTATGTGGCCGACTCCTGATAACAGCACAACGTATCAGTTTATTTACTGGCGCATGCGCCGTATTGACGATGCTGGCGGTGGTGTGAATACCATGGACGTGCCGTTCCGTTTCCTGCCCTGTATGGTGGCGGGGCTGGCCTATTATCTGTCGCTCAAAGTTCCTAATGGCGCTGAGCGCCTGCCTGTGCTTAAACAGCAGTATGACGAGGCTTGGGAGCTGGCCGCTACGGAAGACCGCGAGAAGGCCGCAGATCGCCTTGTACCTCGCCAGATGTTCATAGGCGGCGGAACCTGATATGGGAAACCGCTTCGCTTCTGGCAAGAACAGTATCGCCATATGCGATCGCTGTGGTTTCCAGTTCAAGTTAACTTCTTTGAAAAAGGAAGTTATCAAGACAAAGCTTTACAATTTGATGGTGTGCCCTACGTGTTGGGATCCAGATCAGCCGCAGTTGCAGTTGGGTATGTACCCAGTTGATGATCCGCAGGCTGTGCGTAACCCCCGCAAGGACACAACATATGTGACCGCAGGTTTGAATGGCTTGCAAGATACGGTAAATGCTAATGGCGGATACCCGACAGGCGGTTCACGAGATGTTCAGTGGGGTTGGAACCCTGTGGGCGGGGCGAGTAGTTTTGATGCAGTTTTAACACCAAACTACTTGGTGGCAACGGCATATGTTGGTACAGTTACGGTAACAGTTTCATAGGAGCTAAAAATGGCTAAAGAAGACATGAAGGCAGACAAAAAACAAGACGTCGCCTTAATCAAAAAAGCGTTCAAGCAGCATGACAAGCAAGAACACAAGGGCGGCAAGGGCACAGCCTTGAAGCTGAAAAAGGGCGGCCCTACGACCGATGACCGTATGCGTATGGGTCGTAACTTGTCACGCGCTAAAAACCAAACCACAGGTTAATATCATGGCCATCAACAACAAACCTGCTTCTGCATACGCCAAGCCCCACACAATGAGTGGTAAAGCTGTTGTTGCGTCTACAAATCCCGGCGTGCCTCCCAATCGTAGCAAGCTTGACTCTTTGGATGTCAGTGTTGGCGGGGTGAGCAAATCTGCTGGCGATGAGCCAGTTAAGACTTCCGGCATCAAGATGCGCGGCACAGGCGCGGCTACCAAAGGCACAATGTCACGCGGCCCTATGGCTTGAGGTATACATGAACTACACCCAGTTAAAAGCAGCTATTCAGGCATACACGGAGAACACGGAGACTAACTTCGTGGCAAATATCCCTGTGTTTGTGACGCAGGCTGAGCAGCGCATTTATAACTCGGTGCAGTTCCCTTCCATTCGCAAAAACGTGAATGGTGTTGTGTCTACAACTACACCTTATTTGAATGCCCCAGATGATTATTTGGCCACGTATTCTTTTGCGGTGATTGATGCTGCGGGCAACTACGAATATCTGTTGAACAAAGACGTTAACTTTATTCGTCAGGCGTATCCAAAAGTTACAGACACGGGGCTTCCAAGGTATTACGCACTGTTTGGCCCAAAGGTTACAGGCGCTACAGTTTCAGACACACTGTCTTTTATTGTTGGCCCTACACCGGATTCCAACTACACAGTCGAGCTGCACTATTACTACTACCCTGAGTCCATCACGGTAGCGGCAGATGGGCAAACATGGCTTGGCAATAACTTTGACACAGTGCTTTTGTACGCATCTTTGGTCGAGGCTTACACCTACATGAAGGGTGAGCAGGACATGATGCAGCTTTACAACACCAAGTTCATGGAAGCTTTGGCGCTTGCAAAACGTTTGGGCGATGGTATGGAGCGTCAAGACGCCTACCGATCTGGACAGTTCCGTCAGAAAGTAACTTGATATGGCGATTGTTCAGACCCAAACCACAAGCTTCAAAGCGGAGCTGTATCAAGGTATTCATGACCTGACAACTGATGTGATTAAGATTGCTTTGTACACGGCCAACGCTGATTTGAATGCTGATACTACTGTGTACAGCACAACCAATGAAGTAGCGGCTACTGGCACATATGCGCTTGGTGGTTCACAACTGACACCGATTACAGTCAGCACTTCTGGCTATACGGCTTACGTGGGATTCCCCAACGTCAGTTGGACTGCGGCACTTACGGCTCGCTGCGCGTTAATTTACAACGCAAGCAAAGGCAATAAGTCTGTTGCCGTGTTGGATTTTGGTTCAGATAAAACATCTACCACAACGTTCACCATCACAATGCCAACCAATGGCCCAACCACTTCATTGATTAGGAGTTCAAATTGATTGTTACGACAACCAAAGGCGATATGGACGACTCTCTTCTTGAGAAAAAAGAAGGTTTTGTTGATAATGACGACGAGTACACCACGTGGGTGGAGTATTGGTTGGATGGAGAACTTGTTCACCGTTCGGTGCATGTTCAGTTAAAAAAATCCGTGGTTCTTTCTGGTTCCACAGCTTCTTTTGAGTAAGGAAAAATCATGGCAAATACCCAAGCAATGTGCTCATCGTTCCTCGGCGAATTGATGACAGCCACACACAATTTCACTACAAGCACAGGTAACACTTTTAAAGCTGCTTTGTATTTGGCTTCTGCCACAGTGAACGCATCTACAACTGCGTACTCCGCTACTGGCGAAGTTTCAGGTACAAATTACACTGCTGGCGGCGTGACAGTGACAAACGGCACATCGCCCTTGTCTACAAATACATCTACCACAGCCGGTACAGGCTACTGGACACCCAGCGCAAGCATTACATACACCAACGTAACTTTGGGTACTGCTTTTGATGCTGTGTTGATTTACAACTCCACCAACAGTAACAAGGCTGTTAGCGTGCACACATTCGGTTCACAGACCGTGACTGCCGGTACATTCACGTTGACAATGCCTTCAAACACCACATCAACTGCGTTGCTGCGTTTAGCTACAACCTGATCCTCCATATTAGGAGGGCAGTAAATGGCAACCGCATGGGGCGCGAGTACATGGGGCAGTAATACATGGGGAGGGCAGCAAGCTGCTCTAACCGGTAATGCTGCGTCTGGCTCTGTTGGGTCGGTTACTGCATCTGTTGAATACCCCGTACCGATTACGGGCGTAGCGAGTTCCGGTACAGTTGGCTCAGTCGCGATTGGTTCAATTACTGTTGCATTAACGGGGGTTTCTGCCGCAGGTGCAGTTGGTACGGCTACAGTTGCTGCGCGGTCTTTTGCGCTGACAGGAGTTAATGCTTTTGGCGATGTGGGCTTGGTTGTCCCTGCCGCAGCCGAAGGCGAAGATGGCGTAGTTGCTACAGGTTCAGTTGGTACAGTAACGCCGACCAGAACAGTTGCTTTATCGGGCGTATCAGCCACAGGCGCGGTAGCTACTATCGGTTTTACTTACGGCGCTAACGTTAACGGTAATAGTGCAGCAGGTGCTGTTGCAACTCCGGAGTCTAGCAGAACAGTTGCGTTGACGGGTGTATCCGCTACAGGTGCTGCTGGTACAGCGGTATTTAACTGGCAAGCGGCGGGTATACAGGCTACTGGTTCTGTTGGCACTGTTTCAATGGGAGCGCGGACAGTTGCGCTTACAGGTATTAGCGGTTCGGGTTTAGTTGGTTCCGATGTACCTGTTAAAGAAGTAGCGATTACTGGCGTATCTGGGACAGGCGCAGTTGGCACAATATCAGTTGGGGCAAGGCTTGTCGCTATTACAGGCTCTCAGGCCATGGGTAACGTTGGCAATCTCGGTGTGTTCTACTGGTCATTAATTAATGACAACAACGATCCAAACTGGCAAAATATCAACACTGTTCAGTCTACGGACTGGACGCTAATTTCTACTTAGGAGCCGCAACATGGCAGCTACAACAGGTCAACTTGGTTTAGTCACCCCAACACAGGGCACGCTCTCTGGTACGTGGGGTGACACGGTCAACAACGGTATTACTGAATACGTCAATATTGCCATCGCTGGCACTTTGTCTTTTGCGGGTGACGGCGCTATTACTTTGGCCAACACAACCGGCGATGCAAGTGCAACAAATATTGGCTCAACCTCGGCGCAGTATGCGGTAATTCGTGTTACCGGCACATTGACCACTACTAAAGTTATTACAGCGCCCAGTTACAGCAAGCTGTACATGGTTGAGAACGCGGCTACTGGCGGTACTGTAACTTTTAAAGCTTCTGGTCAGTCAGGCGTATCAATCGCTATTGGCGAACGTGCAACGGTTTATTACAATGGCACGGATTACGTCAAAGTTGGATCAAACTTTGTAAGTGGTGTACTGCCTGTAGCCAACGGCGGCACAAATGCTTCATCTGCAAGCATCACAGCTTTCAACAACATCACAGGTTACACAGCCTCTGGCGCTACAGGAACAACCAGCACAAACTTGGTGTTCTCTACAAGTCCTACATTGGTAACACCTTTGTTGGGTACGCCAACTTCTGGAAACTTATCTAACTGTACTGCTGACGGCACAACTGCTGTTGGTTTCTTGAGCATCCCGCAAAACAGTCAGTCAACGGCGTACACAACTGTGTTGGCAGACTCTGGCAAGTGCATTTTCCACCCAGCTTCTGATGCCAACGCCCGTACGTTTACTATTGCAGCTAACAGCTCAGTGGCTTATCCTATTGGCACAGTGCTCCAGTTCATCAACATGACTTCACAAGTTGTAACGATCGCCATCAATACTGATACGCTTACATGGGCGCAGGGTGGCGGCACTGGAAGCCGAAGCTTGGCGCAATATGGCGTGGCCAACTGCGTTAAAATTGCTTCAACTCAATGGCTCTTAACAGGGACTAACGTAACATGAGCGGAATACTTAGTGCTTTTGTCGGCGGTTCATACGGATCGCCCCCCGTCAACACTGTTGCTCCAGTTGTTTCTGGAACTGCCACGGTTGGTCAAACACTAAGTACAACCAATGGCACATGGACGGGTGTGCCCTCGCCTACGTTTACGTATCAATGGCAACGTGCCGGATCAAACATCGGCAGTGCAACATCCAGCACTTACACGCTTGTGGCTGCTGATGCAGGCAACACAATTCGCTGCGTGGTGACAGGAACAAACGCTATTGGTTCCTCTTCAGCTAATTCCAACTCAACTGCTTCTGTGGCGGCTACAGTTCCCGGCGCACCAACAATTGGTACAGCCACATCAACTGGCTCAACAACAGCAACTGTTGCGTACACAGCACCAGCAAGCAACGGCGGTGCAACAATTACTTCTTACACTGCGGTGTCTTCGCCCGGAAGTATTACTGGTTCGCTGTCTACTTCAGGCTCTGGAACAATTACAGTTTCTGGTTTGTCACCTTCTACAAGTTATACGTTTGTGGTGTACGCAACCAACTCTGCTGGTAATAGCGCAAATAGTTCAAGCAGTAATAGCATTACAACAAGCGCGGCAACAGGACAAGCAACATACACATCTCCCGGAGTGTATTCATGGGTTGTTCCTGCAGGGGTTACTCGTATTTCTGCCATGGCAATATCAGGAGGCGGTGGTGGTCACGGTTCACCTAATGCTGGCGGTGGTGGCGGCGGTGGCTTGGTTTATACAAATAATGTAACTGTTACTCCGGGCTACACATTTACGGTACGAGTTGGTCAGGGTGGAAGTGGAGGCGCCTCTGGATATTGTGGTCAGGTAGGAACTCTCTCACAAATTACAGGGCCATGTGGTAGCAATCCTATTATCACTATGGCTGGTGGTGGAGGCGGTAACTCCGGTACAGGCGCTAATAATGGAAATGTTTACCAAGGGTCAGGCGCTGTAAATTATGGTGGCAACGGGGGTGGAGGCGCTTACTCCTCAGTTACAGCTGGTGGTGGAGGCGCGGCTGGATATTCTGGAACAGGTGGTAGAGGCCAAGGTAGTGCTGGGGGTTCAACGGCTGGAAGTGGAGGCGGTGGAGGCGGTGGAGGTGGCGCTTCCGCTTACTTTAGCAATGCTTCTGGCGCTAATGGTGGCGGTGTTGGAATTTATGGCCAAGGCTCAAATGGTGCTGCTGGTACTGACGGAGGTTGTGGTGCGGCTGGTGCAGGTGGTGCAGGAAGCGGCGGAAGCGGCCAAAGCTATGGCGGAGGTGGCGCGGGTGGTAGATTTACCTATAACTGTTGCTGTGGTACTTCGTACTATGGAGGTAATAGTGGCGCAGGTGGCGCAGTTCGCATCTTGTGGCCCGGTAACACTCGCTCGTACCCATCAACTAACACAGGTGACTTGTAATGGAATTATTTATTCGCGTAGATGAAAATGGGAACACCGTAGATCACCCAATTTTGGGAGATAATTTTAGACAAGCGTTTCCTCACATTGATGTTGACAACTTGCCATCAGAATTTGCAAGGTTTGTTCGTGTTCCTAGTCCTAGCCTAGGTATGTACGAAGTATTGGTAAGTGATGAGCCAAACTATCAAAGAATTGATGGCGTTTTTACGGATGTTTGGGACATTCGTGAGATGACACCTGAAGAAAAATCGGCAAAGCAACAAGCTGTACGCAATGCTTTTAATGCTCGTCCACAATTTGAAAATTGGTCAGCATGGGTGCTTGATGAAGCAACTTGCACAATGCAACCGCCAATTCCAAGACCAGATAAAAATCAAGCGCAAATTGCACTGGGTATTTATACATATTGGTGTGGTGCTGAAAATGGTTGGAAAGAAACACCAGCCAAACCTAATGATGGCAATGAATACAAGTTTGATTTTTTTATTTGGGAATGGATTGTAATTACGCCATGAGTAAAGTAACAAAGAAACAAAAAGTATGCAAAGCCGCTGAATCAGTGGCGCAAGTGGTGCAAAACACGCAACTTCAAGTTGCATACCATTTTCCTTGCCCAATTTACATCATTGAACGTCCTGATTTTTTAGAGGCGGTTAAAGCGGTTTCTGAAGAATCGTTGGAACGGCAGCGAAAAGTGCGCGACTTGGATGAGATTTACCCAATCTACCAATCAGAAAGTTATTTTGCTGACCCTCGCGTAGCCGCGTTTACTGAGTTTGCTGGCGCTACTGCTTGGAACATTTTAAACGAGCAAGGCTATGCCATGCAGAATATGGCGGTGCAGTTTACAGAAATGTGGACACAAGAGCATCACAAGCATTCAGCAATGGACGCGCACGTTCACGGGTATGGCTCTCAAATTGTTGGTTTTTATTTCCTTGAGACACCTGAAAATTGCTCCCGTGTGGTGTTCCATGACCCGCGTTCAGCCAAAGTGCAGATTGATTTGCCAGAGCAGGATGTGAACATGGCAACTCCCGCCAGCAAGATGATTAACTTTACGCCAAAACCCGGCATGATGATTTTTGCTAACTCATGGTTGATGCACTCGTTTACACGTCATGCAGCAGAGCAACCCATCAAGTTTGTGCACTTTAATTTGACGGTGATCCCTCAGCAAACTTGTGAGTTACCTCCAGCCGCTGAAATTGTATGAACACGTACCAGATCAGATTCAACAAAACCCGTGGGCAAGCTGGCCGCGGTTCGATGGATCACGTCTGGCGTGTTTTTGAAAACGGCAAAGAGTTTTTGTTTAAGAACCTTGACATCACTGCACCCATCAAAAGCGAAAAAGATGCGAATGGCGTGGATTACAACATTGTCTGCCAAGGCTACATGACGATTGATCGAGATACCTCGACTGCCGTTATCACAGCCAAGGTAAAAGTACATGAATTAGTATGATAAATGCGCTGGCTTCTTCTACCACTGTTGCTGTGTCTGGCAGGAGCCACCGCAAATGAAAGATGTGTTGTTAATGACTTCTACGGGTTAAGTTGGATCGGTGATCCAAGCCTGCGGCATTCGCAGTTGTCCATGTGGCTGACTACGAATGGTGGTAATTGCAGTACAGAGCAGTTGCTGGTGATCTGGAACAACTTGGCGATGTGGGCGGGGGCGGCGGATTCGTCAGAGCTTAGAGTCAAGCTGCTTCATGCGTATGCAAGGGCGGCGGAGCGTGAAAAGAAATGATCCAGCTCCACAAATGGTTTCCTTTTGTACTGCCCGGGCCGCATGACATTAGGGCCATCGCTGTGGAGCGCCGCGCTGAAAGACTTGAATTTGAGCAGAGGCAGGAAGAAAAAGCCGAAAAGGTGCGCAAGGCTGTTGAAACGTACGACCTTGAGTTGTACAACAAACGTGCCGAGCAGCACAGTGTTGAGCTTGAGATGTTCAAAGACCGCAAACGATTTGATAAATTTGCTTAGGAGTTGAAATGGATAAGCAGCAAGATATAGATCGCAGACTGACATACTCGGTCACTATGATGGTGGCCTCCACGCTTTGCTTGTCGGTATTGGGTATGGTAGGGGCTTTCTTGCTCGGCTTATGGGCTAAGGAAGTTGATAATGCCGAGATCTTCAGTATGCTTCACCCGGCTTTCCAAACCATCATCGGTGGCTTCATCGGCCTTCTGGCTGGCGTAAAGTTGGGCCAAGGCAACAAGAACAACCACTGTAAACACTGCGGAGAATAACCATGTTTGATATTTTATCTGGGGGCTTACTTGGCTCCATCTTTGGCGGCGTGTTCCGCCTTGCGCCTGAAGTCTTGAAATATTTTGACAAGGCTAATGAACGCAAACACGAGTTGGCAATGTTTGAACAACAATGTCAATTAGAAACCTTGCGTGGTCAGCAGAAGTTGGCTGAGATTGGCGCACAGCGTGAGGCCGCAGTAGATGTGGGCGTTATGGATGCGTTCAACTCCGCCATTCAACAACAAGCCGATATGGTTAAAGCTGCCGGTGGTTGGGCTGCATCGTTGTCTGCATCCGTTCGTCCAGTCGTTACTTACTGGGTATTGTTTATCTGGAGCTTCATCCATGTTTGGTTTGCCTATAACGCATGGACTATGGGTTCTCCCCCAACCGAAGTGTTCAAAACAATGATGACTCCAGACTTCTCGGCTTTGCTGGCTGGGACAATTAATTTCTGGTTCCTCGACCGTACTTTGGCTAAACGTGGGCTATGAACTTAGAGTTAGCCGCCTCTCTGTGCCGTCAGTTTGAGGGCTACCGCGCCAAGCCGTACCTGTGTCCGGCTGGCATTCCCACGATTGGATACGGTTCAACTTATTACTCTGATGGCCGCAAGGTAGATTTAAACGATCCACCGATGGATGAACCCACAGCTCGGGCGCTTTTGATGGTGGAGTTAAACCATACTTACCTACCCGGTGTTTTGCGCAATTGCCCCGGCCTGATTACTGACGAGCGCAAGTGCAACGCCATAGTTGACTTTTGTT